CGCTTTTGAAGAAATTTTAAGGCTTGTTCTTCATCTTCAGCAACTTGCGCTTCTTGCGCCGCTTGTATACCGTCCAGTACTTTAGTAGTTGATCCATTGCTAAAGGATCTAAGCGCTGGCTGAGCTTCATCACTAAAACGTTCCGCCGCAAATTTGGTATGTCTAATAGTGATTTCACTAAAGTCTTCAACACCCCATGCGTAACGGTTCTGGCATATGCCGCGCATATACATGGTAGCTATCTTACAAGACTTGGCGCCTACTTCACTATTTGAGATATAAAAACCCCTAAACACCAGATCAGGCTCACCATTAGGAAGCTTGCCTATTTCAATAGGGTTCAGATCATCTACTAGAAAAATAAAAACGTCCCTATCAGATCCATAGATAGTAGTGCTCTCATTAGTCACGGGCGCAAAAGGATCATAAACAGCCATGCCGCTTTCAGATCCAGTTATATAACCGGGAATTTTAAACTTAGTAGCGGCGGCTATTTCTTGAACAGCGGCTACTACTTCCCAGTCATATATTCGACCGTAGTCAGATCCAGTAAGAGCTCTTAACTGGCCTTTTGTAGATTTATAAGATTTAACCAGCTCTTTATTTCTGTTTTCTAATAAACCCCATTTAACGCAGTCCGCCGCTAATACTGCTGGTAGATCACGCAAGTAGCCAGCTGGCGCACCAGCTAAACTACAAGTTTGACCAAAAGCCCAATGAGTAGGAACGGCCTGATGTTCTTGTTTATTCTGATCAGTAAATTCCAGCGTTATCTTGCCTTGTCTTATGTCGTTCTCATCTACATCACCGTTTATATGTAAATTTTTTACGTTAAGAACGTCCGCTTGCATCATTTGATAATCATTAAACTTGAAATCACGCAATGCTTGCAAAGATGTAAACCGTTCATCAGCTGGCCTACGCGCCCAGTTTGAAGCAATTAACCCAGCTTCGCTACTAATACCATGAGTTAAGGCGTCTGTTTTATAAGTAAATTCGTTCATAGTTTTTTCCTTTGTTATGTTAAAAAAAGCGGACTGTTTTACCAGCCCACCTTATTTGTCGCATATATGCCTATACTTTTCAATAGTTAATTTTTCAGAAAGTTATTTTCTTTCACGCCGCTGTTTTGCTTCGATCCATAAAGACATCTTTACCGCTTTGTAGTATTGATTTAGTCGATCTTTCTCTTGCTGGATCAAAGCTTCATACTCTTTAACAATGGCTTCTTTATTACCAGCATTAAACGCCGCCTTTGATCTTTTCTTAAATTCATTGATCTTTCCATAAGCGGCTATCTCAGCAAACCTAGCGGCGGCTACCCCAGTTTCAGTACATTGCTTGCAAGACCGGCCTTTATCATAATCGACTAACGGTTCTGGGCTGTTGCCCTCCGCCCAGCCAGATTTTTCATCTGGTAATATGGGCTCTTTGCAAAATACACAATGATGTTTTACTTCTTTAATATCTGTCATTATTTTGCTCCTGTCTTAACTTCTTCAAAATCTTCATCACTTCTATCCAAACACAAATACTCTAATTCTTTCCATCTACCCTTTGGAACAAAAGTCTTGATGTTACCCTTACTATCTATCTCCTCATTACCCTCATCATCTACTTTTACAAAATTTATTTCTGCTAATACATATGTCATAATTTTACTCCTTAGTTAGTGACAATCTCTTATACTATACACAATAAAAAAGGCCAGTCAATTACAACTGGCCTTTTATTTATTTACGGCGGCGGCGGTCTATCCTGCTCCTGTATTCATCATATTTAGATCCATACATAAGACGGCCAAACCAATCAATTAAAAATAATATTTATATCACCCCCTTTCAATCCCATAGATCCCAAGCGTCACACGCTTCCAGACGCAAAGGGCTCTTCCTACCCTTTACGCCATGAAGAACCAGCCTACTTTTGGTTTCTATCCATAATTTTGCTCCGCATGGTCTTGGACGATCTGGCCTGTAAACCATACGCGCATTAGCTGGCAATTCTACTTCCATACAATATTTAGTCTGCGTTTTCTGCCGCCTTGATTTCTGATCCCAGTAGTCATACTCTACACGAACTACGGGCTCACGTTCTTCACGCTTGGCATTACGCTGTATGATATTTTTATTTATGTGTATTATTTTCATTATTTAATCCCCTGTTCTCTAGCAGCGTCTTGCATGATCTGGGTTAAAACTGGCTCCAGCTTTTCGTCTAGTCTTTCAAACTGGGCATCACCAATCCCACCCCTACAATAAACGGATACTTTAAAGAATTGATGAAAATGAGAACGTCTATTCATCAGGCCGTTATTAAACAGATCATATAATAAGTTGCTGGCAACACGAAAGCGCTCCAAATATTTATTCTTAGATCTGCCCTGTGGTATTTTACCCTCAAAAGGCACCAGCGCGATAAGCTTATCGTAAAGACTGCTGAACCCCTCATTAACTGCCCAAGAGCTCTTGAACAAATTTAATTGATCACCGTACATCACTCACCCCCCAAGAACGTACCAGACCCATCATAGGATATTTTAGAAATATCTATGCGCTTGAGTATGTTTGACCCATCTATCCCTAAGCTCTGTGAAGACCAAGCGTCCGCCACCATCTCACCCAGCTTATGACCATTTGATGTTTCTAAGTCCATATTAATTTCAGCATCAAGGGCAACAGAAAAAAGTTTCAAAAGTTTTTCCAGATCTTTCTCGTTCAGACACAAACCCTCAAATTCTATGTTGTAGAAATGCTCAGTCATTTTGGTTCCTCCCACAGATAATCTAATTGATAAGCGCTGGCGTCCTTGAAGCCACCAGCGTTGAATTGATCTAGTAACTTATCATGGACAATAGCTAATCTGCGCTGGATACGTTCCATTTCGCTTTGGTTATACTTGCCCATAAACTCAACCCCATCTAATTGAAGTTCAGTTCTGCCGCCAAACTCTTGGATCTCTCCAGCGATCTGCTTAAACGCCGCACGAAGCGTGGCGATCTGCAAATAAGTAACCATTTTAAGTGGGGAAAGCTTTAAGCTATCCCAATCAGGTTGTATTGGATCTTCATATTTTGTCATAGTTTTACTCCTGTCTAGTTAGTGACAATATCCCATAGATAAACTATTAGACTGGGCAAATCAAGTAAAAAATTTTATCCCATTGAAAAGGTTGTCTACATTTAAACTCTGGCTTGACCTTATCCAGACCGTCCATCTTCAGATCTACAGCGTCAGATCCCTTGAACAAATAGATCTCTGCTACATCAGACGGCGTGGGTTGTTTCTTTACCATCACCCAACACGAACCCTTCCCGTGTCTGGTTAGCCAAGCTACCTGTGACGGACGTAAGTCTACTTTATTAGTGGTAGTATATTTGAGCTCTACAAAATGAAAAGCACCCAGCTGGTCACACATTAACAGATCTGGAATACCAGATCCCACCCAGTTTTCAATTCTGGTTAGTATCAGTTTGTAATTCGACCGACTCGCTGCTTCCTTTACTTGCTTGTAAAATCCGCTCTCTCGCTTTATTGCGGTTGCTGGTATTTTCTTCAGGTGTGATGTCGATTGTGACTGGGGCATAACTATTTTTAATCTCCTCTAATGCTTTCATTACTTCTTCCTTAGACATACTGTCTATGCTCCCGTGTCGTATTTCTGATTTATTCACATAAATATCCCCTTGCGCCATGCCTCTGGCTTTCTCCGCCATGACAGCCGCAGAGTAAGCACCGTTCTGAAGCGCCAGATCACGGATAGTTTGCAGATCACGGATATGCCTGTGAAATGTAATCCCATATTTCTCGTCCAGCTCACGCCTATATTCTTTAATAGCATGGCATACGTGTGGTGATATTCTGGGGTTAGTGAGCTCATACGCTCTAGTATGAGCAGAGCCAACAGAGTATCCAGCATTAATTGCCGCCTCTCTAAATGTTATCTGCCCGTCCTTACTTACCAGCTCTTTCACAAACAGTTCTTGCTTTCGTGTTAGTGGGCTATGTATGTCCGCTGGTCTTCTTCCGCGTGTTTCGTATTGTATTCCTGATTTAGTGGGTCTGCGTCTTGCCATGTGTTAATCCAGTTAAAAAGGTCTAGTTCGTTATTTCTCTATATACTATAGACACAAAATAAAAAAAATAAAAAACCATTTACCCCCCCATTAAGGAACATTTGTTAAATAACTCTGTAGTTACACTATGAATAACAGTAGTGTAACCAAATATGTAACCATGAAGTCCTTATAATATAGGGGTTTTATGGCAAAGTTACACGGTTACACCAGTTACGGCATTTTTTTTCAAAAATATTTTTTTTATTTTCAGCTCTATATAATATAGGCAAATAACTACAACAAGTGCCAAGAGTTCCGAAAACGGCCATCATTATGCTCTTTTTGCTTTTCGAGCATCTGTTCAGCATCTTTGCGATTTGTCACGTTATTCGTGATCCGATGTCCAGCCGCCTCGATATAATACAAGCGTTTATTGTCAAAGCCTTTTATTTCTTTGATGACAAACTTATCCAACGGACATTTGGTGCAGCAGTTCTTTTACTTGTGTGGCGTCGCTACATTCTTTTAATTTTTTCTTATAAAAGGTTGATGTAAACTTTGGCAGCTCCCTGTCAAAACGTTGCTGCGCCATGATCTCATCTTTCTTTCTACACTCCAGCTCATAAAAGAGCTCGTCATTTTCTAGCTTAAAGGTCTTTTCCTCAAAAGCTTCGTCACGCAATCTGCAAATCTGTTGCACCAACATATTCACATTAATGCGTATCTTTACTTGCTTTTCCGTGAGCTGTCGTATTTCTTTCGTGGTTAGGGGTGTTATCTTCATGGTTGTTTCCTTAACATTTCTAATACTTTGGTGAGAGCATCAACAGCTCCTACGTTGTAAGACATGACTACGGGAGAGGGGCTGGAGCTATGAATATTAGCCTTTTTGTATTCTAATATCTGCTTTTCCACGTATTCGGTTATTATCTCTATTTTAAGACTAAGCTTTCCCATATGTTTCATGGCCTGTGTGTGGTTGCCCACGACTTTTGGGTCAATGTTTTTTATGTCCATCTCTATCCTCATTCATTATCATATCCGCTAAGTTTTCAAAGTCTTGTGCGATATACACTATGTTTGTGTATTGTATATACTTAGCTATTTTTATTATTCTTTGCGTTTCAGGGTCGTCGGGGAGCAAGCCGCGCTCCCCGTAGGTTATAATATAGCGTAGGATCTCTTCCACTAGAGTCC